ACACTGCTGGAGGCGGCATGAACATCCACCGCAATGACGAAATCGCCTTCCGCACCACTTACGGGGTATCGGCTTACTACAGTGTATTCACAGTGGGCAGGAATTACGCAATAGTGCGTATGGGCAAAGACAGAATGGTTGTGCCTGAATGCCGGATTGCCGGGGTGTAGGTCAATACAAAACCACACACAATTAATCAATTTTGTACCGAATAAAGGAGAAAGTTGTGGACATTGAAACTCTTAAAAAATTCTGTGGAACAAAAGAAAATATAAAAGTTCCATATTCAAGGGATAATTTTACTTATGTGACAAATGGGCATCTTATTCTAAAATTGCCGCTCATTGATTGCATAATAGATAATCCAAAAGCACCATTATTGTCTGGGCTTAAAAGTGATTTTTTAAATGAACCTACAAAGTGGTATCCATGTCCTGATATTCCTGAAATCAAAGGCATTAAATGCTCAGTTTGTGATGGTACTGGTATCGCTTATTGTTGCCCCGAATGTGAGGGCGATGGGCATATAGACTTTTCTACTGATTATAATTACTACGGTGAAGAGGATTGCATAACATGCGATGGAAACGGATGTATAAGCCGAAAAGAAATTGATGAAATTATAACAGCTCGCCCTTATATTGAGTCAATAGAACAGGAATGCAGTGCTTGTTATGGCACTGGCATTGAATATGCCATAGATAAAAGCATAGAAGTTGGGCCAGCTTTATTTAGTGACAGATATTTATCATGGTTAAATTTGTTTCCTAATTGTGAAATTGGACCGTTTGACGACAAAAAGCCCGCTCGTATTCGTTTTGATGGAGGCGAAGGTTTAATAATGCCGAGGGTAAGATGAAATCAGATACATTAAAAACGCAACCATTAAAACTAAAATCATGCAAAACAATATGCACTCAAATCCAAACTTTGCGTAATAAAATGGGCTATTCAATTGCAGAAATGGCTGAGTGTTTGGGGTTGAAAAAGTCAACATATCAAAGTTATGAAAATGGTAATAGAACTGCACCAGATGAACTTATTAAGCAGATGAAACATTATCAAAAAATTGGTAAGGAGTTTTCCAAAAATTTGCCAAAAAGCATTGATAGAGCCGCAAAGCGTATGCACCCACACGGCATCATATCAGAAGTAGGAGAATGGGAATAATTCTTGACTTGTATCAAAATCATAGTATTGTATCGGTAATAATTGAATATAAACATATCGTGCAGGGTATGTTGCAAATTGGATGATGGCGGTTTTCCGCCTCTACCATAAAAGCCACTGATAAGTCTGCACACTTTGATGTGGCTTTTTATTTATTAAAAGGATTTGTATGAATGATTATGACAAATTTTTAAAAACAAAATTAATAACTGCGATACCTTCTGGGTTTAAAATGGATAGAAAAGATTTACCTATTAATCTTTATGATTATCAAAAAGATTTAGTTATGTGGGCAGTTGCAAGAGGTAAAGCCGCTTTATTTTGCATGACCGGCACAGGTAAAACCGCCATGCAAGTTTCATGGGCTGATGCCATAATTAAACATGGTATTGAAAATGTATTAATCTTGGCTCCTTTGGCAGTATCTAAACAAACAGTTAGAGAAGGCGCAAAATTTGGAATTATTGTTAATTTATGCCGAAATCAAGAAGATGTTAAGCCAGGTATAAATATTGCTAATTATGAAATGTTGCAGCATTTTGACCCACTAAAATTTGGCGGCATTGTATTAGATGAATCCAGTATTATTAAAAATCAGACTGGAAAAATGAGAGCTGCTATAACACAATTTGCAAAAAATATTCCTTATCGTTTAGCTTGTACTGCAACGCCAGCCCCAAATGATTTTATGGAACTTGGCACGCATGCTGAATTTTTGGGAATTATGAGTTTTACGGAAATGCTTGCTACGTTCTTTGTCCATGACGGCGGTGATACTTCAAAGTGGAGATTGAAAGGTCATGCTAAAGATACATTTTGGCAATGGCTTGCATCATGGTCAGTATTTTTGACAAAACCTTCTGATCTTGGATATTCTGACGAGGGTTTTATTCTTCCACAACTTCATACACATCAGCATGTTGTAGAATCAGAAGCGCAAGAGGGCGCATTATTTGCTTTTGAAGTTAGAGTATTACAAGAGCGTCAAGGGGCCAGGAGAGAATCACTTGAAAGACGTGTTGCAAAATGTGTTGAAATTGTTAATAAAATATTGCAAGTTAATACCTAAAATGTTATTATGATTAAAATATTTTTAGGGGGTAATTTGCAATGCCGGAAAAGCAATGTAAAAGATGCAAAATAATAAAACCTTTAACAGAATTTGCTAAAGCGAAAGGATGTAAAGACGGAACACGTCATGAGTGCAAAAAATGTTTATCTGAATTATCATTATTATCACAATCAACAAGGTCTGAACAACGTAAAATTTACATGAAAGAATATAGAATAAAAAATAGAGAAAAATGGAACAGAAATAATGAACAACAAAAAAAAGTTAATGCAGATAAAAGAAAAAAATATGCTGAAAACGAAGAATACAGAAACAGCATAAAAGCTAAATCAAAAGCTTATTTTGATAAAAATCCAATGCATAAAAAACGGCAAAGGCTTAAAAAATATGGAATATCAATTGATGAATTTAATACATTATTTGAATTACAAGGGGGTAAATGCGCAATTTGTGGTTATTCAGATTTAACAAAAAGTAATTTTTTTCCAATGGTAGATCATTGCCATGATAAAGGGCATGTAAGAGGTATTCTTTGTAGTGATTGTAATTTTGGTTTAGGTAAATTTAAAGATAATGCGCAGCTGCTTTTAAATGCTATTAATTATTTGGAGGTCAATAAATTATGAAACAAGTTGTTATATGGTGTGGATTAAATTTAGAACAAGATATGATAGCTTCTTGTTTCGGAAATAGATGCGTATCAATATATGGATCATTGCCATCCGACGAAAAAGAATCAAGATTGTATAGATGGTTGGATAAAGAAGTACCTATTTTGGTTACAAAGCCTTCTATTTTTGGATTTGGATTAAATCTACAACAATGTTCCGATACCGTCTTTGTTGGTTTGTCGGATTCTTTTGAATCACTTTTCCAATCAACAAAACGCTTTCACCGTCATGGTCAGAAATCGGAAGTACACCGTCATTTGATTATAAGTGAAGCCGAGGGCAGCGTTTTGGCAAATGTCCAGCGCAAAGAATTGGATTTTATGAAGATGATTGGTGAAATGGTAGAACATACAAAAAATATGAGTATTGAAAATGTTAAGCAACTTGTTAATCAAAAAATTACATATAAACCTATTCATCAAATTAATTTACCAGAATGGTTGAAAGAAGGAGGTTACTAATGGTTGTTAATCAAGTTATAACAGACAAATATAGTATATTTAATGGTGATTGTATTGAAGTAGCAGAAAAATTACCAAGCAATTCTATTCATTATTCAATGTCAAGCATTCCTTTTGCCAGCCTTTACACCTATTCCAATTCTGAACGTGATTTAGGAAATTGCAAAACTTATGATGAATTTGAAAAACATTTTGCTTATATGATTGAACAATGGCATCGAGTAACAATGCCAGGGCGATTGGTTTCAATACATTGCATGAATTTACCAACAAGTAAACAAAATCATGGTTACATTGGATTACAAGATTTTAGAGGTGATATTATTCGATGGTTTCAAAAAGTTGGTTTTATTTATCATTCGGAAGTTTGTATATGGAAAGATCCTGTTATTGCCATGCAGCGAACTAAAGCACTTGGATTATTGCATAAACAAATTAAAAAAGATTCAGCCATGAGTCGCCAAGGTATACCAGATTATTTAATAACATTTAGAAAAGATGGCAACAATCCAGAACCAGTATCACATACTAATGAATCATTTCCTGTTGCTATGTGGCAGCGTTATGCTGACCCCGTATGGGTAACTAAAAATGCATTTGAAGATGATGGATTTTACAAGTTATCAATGGATATTAATCCATCAGATACATTGCAAAAACAATCTGCTAGGGAACAATGCGATGAACGCCATATATGCCCTTTACAGTTACAAGTAATTGAACGTGGTATTCAGTTGTGGAGTAATCCAAATGATGTGATTTATGATCCATTTGGGGGAATTGGTAGCACTGGTTATATTGCTTTAAAAATAGGCCGTAGGGCTTTAATGACTGAATTGAAAGAAAGTTATTATCGGCAGATGGAATTGAATATGGCATCTGTAAAACCAGAAAGCAAAGGATTATTTGATTAATAAAGGAAATATAATGGCATACATTGATCCAGCAAGAGCACCAAAGATCACCAATAAAGACCGCCGCAAATCACAACAGGATGCGTGCAAAAAGCAACCCTGCTACAGCGTGAAAGCTAAAGGGTGGCCGTCATGCACATTCTGTCCACACGAGGCTAAAATATTCGAATAGGAGCTTATTTAACATGGTGCAGCTATATGAGAAAAATATATCTTTAAAAGGTAAAGTAACATATCAAGAGTATCAATTAACAATGATGGATAGAGATATAACTGAAAATCAGGCTTTATCTTTGGCATCACTTCTGACTTTGAATTTGCTTGACAATTATAAAAAACAAATACCAGAGCACAAACGCAATGCTAGAATTATCCAAAAGACAATGGATTGCATTAAGGAATTATTGCCAAACAATGCAGATTTTGACGAAGAATTTGCAACACATATTGCAGATTGCTGGAATTTGGCTTTTATGCTAATGTCAAAAGGTGCTGTGAATAAATAACAAATGATAATTCGAATACACATATTTGACGGAATATGGTATATTTAATCTGTAAGGCTTGCAACATATGTGCAAAGCCTGATGAAAGCCCCTGGATAAAGCCGTCACTTTATTTGGGGGCTTTTTTATTGCTTCTCAAAATAAATTCCAGAAAGGTCTTATGAATGAGAGCTAGAAATATTAAGCCGGGTTTTTTTGAAAATGAAGATTTATCTGAATTGGAACCTATGGCAAGAATACTTTATATTGGATTGTGGTGTTATGCAGATCGAAAGGGCCGTTTTGAATGGAGGCCAAAGAGAATTAAAGCTTTAATATTCCCTTACGATGATTGTGATATTAATAAATTATTGATGTCATTAAATTCCATGACATTTATTTATAAGTATAAAATTGGTGATATGGAGTATGGTTTTATTCCTAATTTTATAGAACATCAAAAACCACATCCAAATGAAGCAAAAAGTGTTATACCTGACCCACCTGAAAATGTCCAACAAAATCAATGTCATAACATTACATTACATTGCAATACCAATGGCGCACCAAGGTTTACCAATGTAAGTCAATGTAGTGCTGATTGTCTGAATGAGGATTGTCTGAATGAGGATTGTCTGAATGAGGATTGTCTGAATGAGGATTGTCTGAATGAGGATATTAGGAAAGAGGATAGTGATAAAAAACATTTGTCCGAATACTCGGACGATTTTTTGAAATTCTGGTCAATATATCCATCAAAGACAGGAAAAGGTGCGGCATATAAATCATGGAAGAAATTAAAACCAAATATTGACAAAGTTGTTTTATCTTTAGAATGGCAAATAAAAAGCCAGAAATGGAAAGAAGGTTTTATTCCTAATCCACAGACATATATTAATCAACGCAGATGGGATGATGAACCAGATAATAAATTAATTGATATTTCGGCATCGAGAGGCGCAGCAAGATCGCTTGAAATAGCGGCTAGAATTAGACAGGAAAAAATGGGGGCAATTAGTGAAATATAATCATCTTAAAGACGAAAGATTTTATGAAATTATGGCTTTGCTTGCTGAACAATCCGACCAAGATACAAATGATTTTAAAGACCGTATTTATGCAGAAGGTTTATCAGATTTTTCTATTGAACAAATACAACAAACTATTTGGCCTTTAATAAAAACAAGAAAATTTTCATCATTTCCCAAAATTGCAGAAATTATAGAATTTATGTCAGGTTCTACCGAAGATCATGCACAAGTACAAGCCGCAATTGTATGGCAATCTATAATTAAATATGGAGCAACAAGAAGCGTTGTATTTGACGATGCTATAACAATGGCGGTTATCCAACAAGGATTTGGTGGTTGGATAAAGTTATGTTCGGAAACCATGCTAGACCAGCAACAATGGTTTATTAAAGATTTTGCGCGTCATTATGGGGCGTTTAAACGATCAGGAGTAAATCATTATGGCATTTTGCCCGGATGGGCTGATTCAGATAAGGGGCCAGCTTTGATTGGTAATCAACAAAAGGCGTTGCAAATTATGGAGCAGGGAAAAGAAACGCCAATGATTGCCGGTTTTAGCGTTTCACAGCTTGCGGATAAAATGGGGATATAGGCTATGACTAAAGACCAGCAATATAACCGTGATGAGCGAATAGGCATGATGATAGCTGATAATGGCTTATCTGAAATTGATGCACAAAAATACTGTGATTGCTTTCCTGATGTTTATGGAATCCGAGACATAGAAGAAAAACAGGATAATTTGATTTAAAGGAGATTATGGCTATGAATATATCGCAACAAGAATTAGATAAACTATTATCTAAAGGAAATATCCAAATTTCGCAAGATTTGGGCAGTACAAAGCTCAAACAGGCCCAATCTAATACAGCCATAGCCATAAAAAAAGAAATGCCTTTAAAAAGCAAATTAAGGGCAAAAAGTAAATACAAAAATAAAAAGGTCATAATTGATGGGATTACATTTGATTCAACCAAAGAGGGAAACCGATATAAAGAATTAAAATTAATGGAGCAAGCAGGCGAAATTAACGATTTAAAATTGCAAGTTAAGTTTGAGTTAATACCGTCCGTTGTATTGGATGGTAAAAAACAACGGACTGTTTATTACATTGCGGATTTTACATATATCGAATGCGTGGGATATGTAACTGTTGAAGATACAAAAGGGATAAAACTTCCGATTTATCGGCTTAAGCGCAAATTGATGAAGCATATTTACGGAATTGAAATACTAGAAACATAATTAAACAATTATAATATTTTCGTTATTTATAATGCTTGTAATAGTTTATGATTATGATAATATATTTTTAGTTTTTAAATATATTGAAAGGATCAAATATGGAAGAATGCAAATGTTTAAAATGTAATCATAAATGGTTGCCAAGAGTTAAACAACCTATTCAATGCCCAAAATGTAAAAGTCAAAAATGGAATGTTGCTAAAATTAATAAAAAATAGGTTAAATTATGTGCATTGAGCAAATAACAATTGGCAATCACGAATTATCTGTGCAATTTAGTATTGACACACTTATACCAGAGGGGCGTCAGTTTTATGATATTGACAAAGTAAGTATCATCCATGGCAATCAGGAAAGGATATTAAATCTGGGTCGCGGTCAGATATATTGCATTTCTGATTGCTTGAAAAAACAGATGCGGCTAAAGGAGCGGTTATGAAAAAACTTGATGTTTATTATTTGGATAAAGTTGCTAAAACACTGGAATTTTCATTATTCAACAACAGATTTAGAATAGGAATATGGAACACTTTTCCGCTATTTAATCCTTTCTGTTTCAGAAATACACATCCAAAGTTCAAAGGATGGCAGATTGATTTTTTATGGTTTTCATTAGCAGCAAAAGCAAAAGAGAGGGAGCCAGTATGAGCGAAGCAACGAAGAGGGCAGAAGAGTGGATGAAGGACTTTTCGAAAACAAACAATAGTGAGGCGTTTGACGCCATTACAGCACTTCTTGCCGAGAATGCCGCCCAAGCCGCCACGATTGAGAAGTACAAAAAAGGACTTGATGCCGTGGCATCGCCAATAAATAACTCCGAAGGTGTAACGGGGTTGCATTTGAATGGAGATATAGCCCCATGGTGCGATTTACAGTCAGGTGGATATTTTGAATACTGGTTGATGGATTTTGATGATGCTATCGCCGCCGATGCGCCTGTTGTTGGCTTGGTTCTTTACAGGGCTACGAATACGGTTGTATTGCATTTCTAATGTATTGGGCAGTTAAATAAGGAGGCAGACCATGAGCAGGGTTAAAGGATATGGAAGAGCTACACAGATTAGTCCACGTAGAATATTTGATTATGATGTCTATGTTGAGGAAATACCGGAAGACCATACCGTAATATCTAAAGCCGACCTTCTTGTGCTGGCTGATGCAGTGCTGGAAGTGCATATATATAACTTTCAAAGACCAACAGGAACATTGAAACAGTGTGACTGCCCCGCCTGTCAAATTGCCAGAAAATACAAAGGAGCCGCATAAAATGAACTTTGAACAATGGTATGAAACATATGAATGTGATGGTGGTGAATTAATGCTATATAATACGATTGATTTACAAGCGGCTTACAATGCTGGTTTAGATCGAGCTATAGAAATAGCTAAAAAGTTGATAATAGAGAATGGTTTAAAAATCAAAGTTTGATGAGTAATGCTATTGTTGAAAATATTAAAAATAATAAGGAAACATTATGAAACCATGTTACGGCAATCAATGCCAAAATTGTTCAGATATTGATATGTGTGAAGAACAAAAATAAGCATAAATAATGCCAAGATTTGTCAAGAAAATAAAACTCAATAATATCAACAATGAGACCATTGTAAGAAAAATAATATTGACAACAACAACAAATTAGCGATTTAATGAACTAGAAGCAAAGCGACCCCCCGCACTTATAAGCGGGGCTTTACTCTCTAACACAACAGAAGGCGTTACCATGGCAAAGCCAGCTAAAACCCCCACAAACAAATCACAATCTGCCACTGACGAAGAAACACAAGAACAATACAGACAGCGGATAATGGATATAGTATGTGGTTGCATGGCAGAAGGACAGTCATTAAGGCGCATATGTAAAAGCGTTGAGGGAATACCGAGTCACAGCACAATCATTGGATGGTGTAACGATAGCGAGGAATTAGCTGACCAATACACACGCGCGCGAAAGCTGATGACTGATTACAGATTTGACGAATATCAGGACGCCGCTGGCGAAATAGTTAAGAAATACATTGCTGATGGTTGGGAACCTAAAGACGCTATAGCTATAGCACGCCTTGAATGCGATAACATGAAATGGGCATTATCGAAGTTGAACGCTAAGAAGTACGGCGAAAAGATCACTCAGGAAGTCGTGGGAGATAATGGTGGCCCTGTCCAGTTCAAAAATGTGGTTGACCTCACCGATGAACAACTGCTTGCTATGATCGCCGCTGGCAAATGATAAAGCAATCCGAAATTGCCGCAGAGCTATACAAGCGGCGTCAAGCCCGTAATTCACTTCAAGATTATATATCCTATTGTAACCACTCCTTTGTTCATTCAAGCTTTTCTACTGCCGTCTGTAAGGCATTGGATAAGTTTATAGCTGATTGCCTCGCTGGTATTAGGCCAGTGCTGATACTTCAAGCAGCTCCTCAGCATGGCAAGTCAGAGATGGTAAGCCGTCAATTACCAACATATTTATTAGGAAAATTTCCTGATTGGCGTATTGCCGCTGCTAGTTATTCATCTACGCTTGCGGATTCAATGTCCCTTGATGTTCGTCGCAATCTTGTATCTCCTGAACATTTAGCTTTGTTTCCCGCACCAGAAGAAAAACGCAAATATTCAATTAATCGAAATGGTGAGTTTAGCTCCCCAAATGGCAAAGGTGGATATATAGGTGATGGTGTAGGCGGTGGTTTCACCGGAAAATCAGCAGATTGTTTATGTGCAGGTACGTTGATTGAAACAACAATAGGGCAAATTTGCATTGAAGAATTGCAATTTGCTTCATCTTCCTGTAAAGTGTTATCATATTCAAACGGGGAGATATTATATGAAAACATCGAGGCTTTCGCAGTGCGTAAGGGATGCGGGATATGGAGACTCACCACTGAAAGAGGCAGAGTTCTTGAATCTACTGGAGATCATAAAGTTTTCACAAAAAGAGGATATACCGAAGCGTCTAAACTTGCCAAAGGTGACGTATTGTTGTCCGCAGTGCGGAAAAGAAAAAACATTAAGCGCAGCGGATTACAAAAAACTAAGATCGAAATTTTGCTCTCTTTCTTGCGCAGGTGCGGCAAAAATGCAAATACGTTATTGCAAAGATTGCAAAACAGAAATTCCGCACGAAAGCTATGGGAATTATTGCATGGATTGTTTGAAAATTCGCCGTCATTCTCCAAAATCAAGCAAAGTTTATATTCCAATTCTTGCAATTTGTCCAATGTGTCAAAACCAATTTATTTCGGTAAATCGCAGGGGAGGAAAATATTCAATGTATTGCGGGAAGATTTGTGCGGACAGATCACACGCATTGCGGATGATGGGAAAAAACAATCCAAAATGGAAAGATGGGGCTACTCCGCTTCGGCAACAGCCCCATTCTGCAAAAGATTACAGAACAGTAAGGCCAGGAGTTTTACTTCGGGATGGTTATTCTTGTGTTCTTTGCTCAAAAAAAGAAATACGTTTGGAAGTCCATCATATAAACGGGAATCCATCAGACAATGCCTCATTAAATTTAGTGACATTATGCGCACCATGTCACAACGATGTACACCGTCAAATGGATGGAAAGTTGAAGAGGACAGAGTGGTCAAAGTTGAAAGGATTTGCGATGAAGCCCTTGTTTATGATATTCAAGTCAACAAGTCGCACAATTTTTTCGCTAACGGAATATTAGTTCATAATTGTTTTATTATTGACGACCCAATAAAAAACTCTCAGGAAGCACTCAGCCCCACTATCAAGGAAGCGCACTGGAACTGGTATCAGTCAACAAGTAAGACAAGGATGTCTGCTAATTCAGGCCAGATTATTATGGCGACTTCATGGGCAGAGGATGATTTGTCAGCTAGGATTATGAATTTGCACCGTGGCGATTCAAGGCTAACTGTTTTAAAGTTTCCAGCTATTAATTCACCTGATGAAGCTGGTTACAATCCTGATTTGCCATTGGGCGCACTTGTACCTGAATTGCATCCCATTGAACAACTACTTGAATTTAAAGCCGAGCTAAGTGATTATTGGTGGGCGGCAATGTATCAGCAAACACCTAAATCTCTTGGCGGTAATATATTTAAAGAATCAAGCATTAATTATTATTTGCCTAAAGATTTACCTGCCAAATTTGATAAAATGATTATTTCATGGGACTGCACATTCAAAGACACAGACGGAACGGACTTTGTAGTTGGTCAAGCATGGGGTAAAAAAGGCGCAAATTGTTATCTGCTTGACCAAATTAGAAAAAGATTATCATTTACAGATACAGTGTTGAATGTCATACTATTGCGCGACAGATGGAAAGCTACACGCGAAATCTTGATAGAAGATAAAGCAAACGGCCCCGCTGTTATTGATGTACTTAAAAACCGTGTATCCGGAATTATACCAATAGAACCAGATGGATCTAAAATTGCAAGAGCACATGCTGTTACTTCATTCTGGGAGGCTGGTAATATTTATTTACCACATCCAGACGTTGCACCATGGATTAATGAATTTGTGTCTGAATTGACAGCATTTCCAGCCGGTGCACATGATGATCAGGTGGACGCTATGACGCAAGCATTAAGGCGTTTGTATCCATCATTTTCAGGACTTAATATATCACAGGCGGCAATTAACAAGATGTTATGTAGGGGGTAAGATGAGCCAAAAACGATCAGTAATTAATGAGCACAAAAATGCGATAAATGAAAATATTAAGCCAATGTCCAGCGCAAATATGCGCATAGCCGCAAATAAAATGGCTGTTGACAAGAAATCCACTGCATACGCTTATGAAATAAAGCCGCCCGAATTGGTTGCAGGTATTGCCCCAAAAGATGCTAAAATTCCAGTACTTGCTATGGATACAAATCAATATGATTATGCACAAGAATTTTCAGGACAATTCCCAGGTGGTGGATTTCCGGGGTTTCCATATCTTGCCCGACTTGCAACACGCGCTGAATATAGAGCTTTTGCCAGTGCTATTTCTACTGAATTAACTCGTAAATGGATAGAAATAGTCGGTACAAGTGATGATGCTGATGATGCTACAAAGGAAAAAATTAAGGGTATAGAAGGCGAAATGAAACGGCTGGATGTGCGTGGTGTGTTTCAAGCCGCCGCAGCACATGATTGCTTTTTTGGTAGAGGGCAGATATTTATTTCGATCAATAATGCCGATGACAAAAAACCTTTAATACTTTCTCCAAAAACAATTAAACAAGGTAGCTTAAAAGGAATATCAGCAGTTGAAGCCATGTGGACTACTCCATCGGCTTACAATGCCATTAATCCCGCCGCTATTGATTTCTACAAGCCTTCCAGTTGGTTTATGCTAGGTCAAGAAGTTCATGCAAGTCGATTATTAACCATTGTAACAAGACCATTACCTGATATGCTTAAACCAGCATTTAACTTTGCAGGTATGTCACTATCACAGCTTGCCGAGCCTTACGTTGAAAACTGGTTAAGGACAAGGCAGAGCGTATCTGATCTGATTAATAACTTTTCGATTACTGCGCTTGCAACTTCCATGGAAGGGATATTATCGGGTGACGATGACGGCTCCGGCATTGTCGCAAGGGCTGAACTTTTTAACGCTACTCGAAGCAATAAGGGTTTGATGCTCCTGGACAAAGAGCGAGAAGAGATACAGCAGACTAATGTACCGCTTTCCGGTTTGCATGAACTTCAATCACAATCACAGGAACACATGTGTAGTGCTAGTCGTATACCTGCCATAATCCTAACCGGTATAAGCCCAAGTGGATTAAACGCAAGTAGCGAAGGTGAAATCAGAGTATTTTACGATTGGATAAAGGCACAACAAGAAGCGTTCTGGCGTTCACCTTTAGAGTCCATAATTAAGGTAATTCAATTATCTTTGTTTGGTGAAATAGACCCTAATATTTCCTTTAAATTTGAATCACTTTATGAAATGACTGAAATAGAAGAATCCACAATCCGGATGAATGATGCACAAGCCGCACAGATATATATTGGCAATGGCGTAATCGACCCTTCTGAAGAACGTGAAAGGTTATCTAAAGACCCGCATAGTGGATATGACAGCCTTGATATGGATGTTGAAATAGTTGCGCCTATTGATGATTTGAATGAATCAGATATTAATGGTGAACTTACAGAAGATAAAAGCATTAGCGAAAAACAACACCGAGCAATGGCGGCAGCAGCGGCAGGGCATAGTACAATTGGCATTCCCCAATCTGTTGGCAAAGAATTTATAGAAAAAGATAAATAATGGCAAAGCAACCTAAAACAGCAAGGGCAGTGCATGCAAACCGTGGGATTGAAAGCAAATACAAAAAGGCTTTACAAGTTGCTATTGAGAATATGGCAAATTCATTTGAATATTGGATATCCGCTGAATACAAAAAGAATCCGCCGAAAGTAGCCAAGTTGGTTGATATTGCCCAAGACGCATTACCTTCAAAATCAATTCAGAAAGTTATGTCTGCACTTGGCAAAAGATGGATTGATAAATTTGAAGATTTTGCAAAAGCAATGGCAACTAAATATGTCAGCAAAATGTATAAATTTAGCGCCACAGAGTTTAATCAATCTTTAAAAGAAGCTGGATGGGCTGTTGAGTTTAAAATGACTCCAGCTATGAAGGATGCGCTTGAATCATCTATAGCTGAAAACATAGCATTAATTAAATCTATACCTGAACAATATTTGAATCAAGTAGAAGGTGCGGTATTGCGATCTTATTCTACTGGTCGTGATTTGCAAGCTATGGTTCAGGATATTCAGGCTATTTATCCAGTTACTAAACGCAGAGCCGCATTGATAGCTAGAGATCAATCAAATAAAGCTAATGCAATAGTTAATCGAATAAGTCAGCTTGAATTAGGCATAACAGAAGCTATATGGATGCACAGTCATGCTGGTAAAGTGCCAAGACAATCGCATGTTGCCGCAAATGGCAAGAAATATAAAATAGCTGAGGGTTGTTTGATTGATGGGAAGCATATACAGCCAGGGGAAGAAATAAACTGTAGATGCACATCAAGGCCTATACTTCCAATATAATGAGGTGATTTTATGAGTGGAACACAAAGATTGCTTGACGATGGAACAGTTGCAACAGGCGTAGTTATATTCAACCAAGATGGTAGTATTGCCGGAGAAGATCCATCTAGCACAAGGGTAACGGTTCTTGGGCGATGTTCCGATGTTGATAATATCCTACGTTCTGTTTGGGATGGCCCTACGGCTTTATATGTTGCCCCGACTGCTCCTATTCAAATGCAAGTTGTTTCTACCTCAGCCGCCGATGCTTCCACAGGAACTGGTATACGTAAAATCGAGATTTATTATTTAGACACTAATTACAATCAAAAAATAGAAATTTTGGCGCTTACTGGCGTTACTCCTGTCTTGACAGTTGCCACTAATATATTGAGAGTTAATAATGTTAGAGCCACAGAGACAGGAACGGGACTTGTTGCCGCTGGTACTATCTCATTGCAAGCAGTTGGTGGGGCGGTGACATATGGACTAATATCAGTAGGGCGCAATATGTCGAGAACTGGAATTTATACAGTTCCAGACGGATACAAGTTCAAAATAGATCAATGGCAGTTATCTACCGGCGCTGTTACAGGTTCGCATTTCACACAAATGACATTGTTATCCACTTCTGCTGATGGCGTATTAGCCCCAGGTTTGTTGATACCGATTGACGAGCAAGGTACTTTAAATAATGGTCTTGTAATTAATTACTCTTCACCCATTACACTACCGCCTAGAACCGATATTTCAATGGCTGTAATTAGTGATTCTAGTTCTGCTAATGTTGTTGCCCTTGGCACATTCATGGGAACTTTGCAAGCGGTATAAAATTTTCTTGCGTTAATTAAGATAAAATATTAGCATGGTGCCACTATGATAAAATTAGCATTAGATAAATCATTGCGAACTATTGATGAAGATGGGCGCTTGCATGTCGCTAAATCTCATATCTCAAAAGCAACTGTGAATCCGTATTATGGTAGTGAAATACCAGATTTTGAAGGATTAGGACTTGTTGCCGATAAAGTTTATTATTTGCTACGTGAACCCAAAGAGCTTGAAAAGGCCGCGCCAACATTTGCTAGACTGCCGATATTATCAGAGCATGTTCCAGTAACAGTGGACGCACCTCAACCGGATTTGGTAATAGGCGCTATTGGTTCTGATGTGAGTTTTGATTCTCCATATCTCGATGCTGATTTGTGTTTTTGGGATGCAACAGCGATTGCAAGTATTGACACTGATACAGCAAAAGAGCTTTCTTGCGCGTATAGATATGTACCTATTATGCAATCAGGTACTTTTGAAGGTATGGTATATGATGGGATAATGACCGATATCAGGGGCAATCATCTTGCGCTTGTAGAATTTGGAAGGGCTGGAAGCGATATAGTAGTAGCAGACCATAAAACAGTCAAGGAGGCTGGCAAAATGAAAATGACGAAGTTGGGAAAAGCCCTCTTTGTAGCTATTGGGGCTGTTGCTCCTAAAATTGCTACAGATTCGGCGCTCGGTGCCATTGTTGGTTCCGTCAGTAAAAAGAAGTTTAACAAAGAAGGCATTAAGGGAAAGATTATGGCTCTTGATGTCGAACTCGACCCGCAACAATTAGATAACATTATTGATGCGTTGCTTGACGTTGAACAGGAGCCAGAAGTCAAACCAGTTGTTGCACCAGAAAAAGAAGAGATTGGAGAAGATGAAAGCCCAGTTGAAAAGCTAAAAGCACTTCTTGCGGGTAAAGTAGATGAAAGCATTATTGAAGAGGCATGTAAACTGTTTGAAATTCCAGCTAAAGATGAAAAAGAAAATATGGAAGAAATCGCAGAAAAGTCTAGCAAACCAATTGATGTTAAAGCCGCAATGGATGGACTTCGCAAAGAAATGAAAGCGGCAGAACAGGCAAGGCGTGACGTTGCCACTGTTGTTGGTGATGTATTTGCACTGGATAAAGCCGCAGACATTTATGCTTTTGCGCTTGACCATATGGGCGTGGATTATAAAGGTGTAACTGGTGATGCCGCACTATCTGCATTGTTTCGTGTTGCTTCTAATAAACCAGCCGCACCAATACGCATTGCCGCCGATGGTGATGCACTTGGTAAACAATTTCCGGGGGCCATGCGCTTCCGCAACGCTTAGGGAGGATTTAATATGTTTCAGAGAACCGTTAATCTCACACCTGCACCAGCCGTAGCAGGGGATTTTGCTTCTGCAAATCCTCGCGCTTCTGTGCTGGCTGGCCCCGGTGGGCTTGTTGCAGGTTCCGCTGGTGTAACTGTTGCCCGTTTTGGCTGGATTGATGATGATGATGTCACCGTTCGCAGTTATGGCACACAGGCAACTGCACCACATGGTTTTGTCCATCGTGAACAACAGGCACTTATTACCACTTATCTTGCAGAAGCAAGCAACCTGATTCCGGCTGGTTTGCCCGTTACACTCTCAAATGAGGGTGATTATTGGGCACTAGTAACCGGTTCAACTGCCGCAACGCGCGGCGCTACTGTATATGCTACTTATGATACGGGCGCAATCACAATCGGTTCTGCCGCTACCGGTGCAAGCACTACTGCATCTATTGGCGCAACTTTTACCGCTTCCGGTTCTGGTACCAATTTGACAGTATCAGCAGTTACTGGTCTTATCAGCATTGGTGATACACTTGGTACTGTTTCCGGTATTCCTGCCGGTATAACTATTGTATCTCAGACTAGCGGCACAACTGGCGGGGCTGGTGTTTATGTAACCAGTGTGGCTACTACTATCAGTGCATCAACCGCGACTTGCTTTGGTACTGTTCTGAATGTAACTGCTGTTGGTTCTGGTACAGTTCTTGTCGGCGCGCCCGTTAGTTCACCTTCTGGGGCTGTTATTTCTTCACAGATCAGCGGTGCAATTGGTGGCATTGGTCTTTATCGCCTTGATACTGCTGCAACGTCATACACTGCATCAGGAACAATTACCACAACTGGCGGTGTAGCAACTGCATTTAAATGTGGAGGCAATGCCGCTGTTGGCGAACTCGTTAAAATTACCACATGGGGGGATTAACAAACATGAGCACTTTTTCTGAACTGGCAAGCCGCGCAGGTGTCCATTTTATGGGCGTTAATCCGGGCTTGCAGAAACCAAACATTGCATTTGATTATTCGATTGCAATGGACGCGCAACCGTCACTGGTAACTGTAAGCAACTCTGGTATACCTGCATTTCTATCAACTTACATTGACCCGAAATTGATTGATATTCTGGTATCGCCAATGAAAGCCGCCGAGGTTGTTGGGGGCGAAGTTAAAAAAGGCGATTGGACTACACAGACTGCAATGTTTCCGGTAATTGAATCCACTGGTGAAGTATCGTCATATGGCGATTATTCTGAAAATGGAAGAGCTGGAATTAATGCCAACTTTCCGCAACGCCAGAGTTATCATTATCAGGTATTGACTCAGTGGGGTGAAAAAGAACTTGAAATAGCTGGTCTTGCCCGTATTGATTATGCCAACAGATTGAACATTGCTTCTATTCTAACACTGAACAAGTTCCAGAATAGAACATATTTCTTTGGCGTAGCTGGATTGCAGAACTATGGTTTGCTGAATGACCCTAGCCTTTCCGCTGCTATCGTGCCAACTACCAAAACTGCCGGTGGCACTACATGGGCCGTTGCAACTGCCGTAGAAATCAACAACGATATCCAGAAACTTTACAAACAGTTGCAAACTCAGGCCGGTGGCTTGATTGAACTTGATACGCCAATGACTTTGGCAATGTCTCCATCTTCTGAGGTTTATCTGACTAAAACTACTGACTTCAATGTCAATGTGTCGGATATCCTCAAAAAGAACTTTCCTAACCTCAAGATTGTAACGGCTCCAGAGTATTCGACTACATCTGGCGAACTGATACAGCTTCTTGTTGATGAATGGGAAGGACAGCGCACTGCTGATACAGCTTTTACCGAAAAGCTTCGTGCGCACCCTATTGTTGTTCAGGCATCCAGTTTTAAACAGAAGAAATCGCAAGGTACATGGGGTACAATTATTTATCGCCCCGCATTCATTGCACAAATGATTGGAGTATAGTATAAAAGAGTGGGGGAGCAATCCCCCACTTTATTAAATGGAGGGTGCAATGGGTAGACCGCCTAAAATTCAGGCCGGAGAGGGCCAAAACCAAATAGAAGAGGTGAAAACAATGGCTGATAAAGTAATCATCGGTTGCAAACTGCCAAATGGTATTATTCTTGAAGTGGGCGATAAATCGAAGCTCATAAAAGGGCTGAATGCCAGTGTAATTATTGGCGCTGACCATGTTACAACCGAAGTTGATGCAGAATTTTATGAAGCATGGCTGGCAGATCATAAAGATTTTCCTGCTGTCAAATCCGGCGCAATCTTTGTTGCTAAAACAATAGAAGCAATCAAAGAAAAAGCAAAAGACCTGAAAAAAGAAAAGACAGGTTTTGAACCAATGCAACAGGACGCAATGGGCGTAAAATCTGCTGATAAGGATTAAATAAAATGGCCTCAGTCGTATTTGATGCAACAACATTTAAAGCAAGATATCCTGAATTTGTAAATGTGGATAACGGCTTATTGTCGCTCTTTTTCGATGAGGCCACTTTATATTTATCTAATGCTGATAATAGTCCAGTACAGAATCTTACACGGCGCGCTATGCTTTTGAACATGCTTGTTGCTCATATTACGGTAATAAATGGCAAAATGAACGCAAATGGCGCTCCTGGCCCCGTGGGTCGCATATCAAGCGCAACTGAGGGGTCAGTATCAATTAGCACAGAATTTCATCTTCCAGGCACACATGCGTGGTTTACCCAAAGTCAATACGGTGCTGCTTTCTGGCAAGCAACGGTTTCTTTACGTTCATTTCGATATATTTCGTGTCCGACAAGGTATTAGTGCATTATGGATGAAAAAGTATTAAAAATATCAGACAAGATTGAAAAAACTTTGAATGATATTGCAAAGAAAATGGACGCTAATTTAAAAGTAGGATTTATGGCTGGTGCAACTTATCCAGATGGCACACCGGTTGCGACAGTGGCATTTTTAAATGAGTTTGGACATGGCGGCATTCATCCAGCACCAGCACGTCCTTTTTTTCGCAATATGATTAATTCAGAGTCACCTAATTGGGGTGTTAAGATATCAAAACTTGCCAAATCAACTAATTATGATGGTCAAAAAGTGATGAAATTAATGGGTGAAAATATTAAAGGTGCTTTGATGCAAAGTATTAATGATTTGACTAGTCCACCATTGGCAGAAAGTACAAAAAAAGCAAAAGGTTTTGATAAACCACTGATTGATTCAGCACATATGCTTAATTCAATTACATACGAGGTAAAATAAATGGAAACAATTTTTTCTGTAACTGAAACCGTAAATACCCCGTTCCCTGGTTATATTGCTATTGACCATGATGCAGATAAAGGCGAAATACAGGTGACGGTTAAACATAAAGGAAGCCACGCCACAATCGTATCAGTTGTTATTGATGAAAATTCATCAATAGATATGGCAAAAGCCATTATGTCTGCAATAGGAAAATTAACTGTAACTGAACGCAAAGCAGTCAAAACGAGATAATGGATATTCGGACTATTGCAAATAGCTGTATTAATACAATCAATCCTGATATAAGTGTAACTGTTAAAAAAGCCACAGGTTACACTATTGGAGCTGGTGCGAAGCAAATACCAGCATATACAACATATACTGGTATGGCTCAATTACAGGCGCTTGACGGTAAAGAATTAAAACAGCTTGACGGTCTTAATATTAATGGCACGATAAAAGGTATTTATTTGCGTGGTGTGCTTGCCGGTGTAATTAGGCCAAATCAGACCGGTGGCGATATAATTCAAATTGGTGCAGAAACATGGTTAGTGGTTAAAGTTCTTGAAGGCTGGACTGATTGGACAAAATGCGCAATAGTATTGCAGGTATAATTAATGGCTAATTATGTAAATTCCATAACTGTCGATAATGTGATAGATGCACTTGTTGTATTTGTGACTAAATTTATGCCAACAGGAAGCCATATTGTAAGAGCACAAGTAAATCGGGTACCAATGCCTAAAGTGCCTTGCGCCGTATTAACAGAAATGAATCAGACTACTCTGGAATGGCCCACAGCAACTTATGATTATGATCACAATCTTGCATATCTAAAAGGCCCAACGCGTATAGATATTCAGGTTGATATATATGGACAGGATAATGCAGGGGAAATAGCTAAAGCAGTACAGATGTATTTTCAATCACAATTTGCATATATACTTTTCCCTGAAAATATTAGGCCACTATATTCATCTGAACCAATTCAGTCGCCACTTGTAACAGGTGAAGAACAATACGAAAGTAGATGGACATTAACATTGTCTTTGCAGTATAATCCTTCATTATCATTACCCATACAATCTGCTAATGCAGATATTACCGTTAATATTTTTCAGGCAGATACAAATTAAAAGAGGGGTTAATTATGACAATTCCAGCAAATAACATTGTTCAAGTCAATCCGGGCGTAGTTGGTTCAGGCGGTTCACCGCTTGCGCTTAACGGTGTCATTATGACTAAAAACACGCTATTACCAACCGCGTCAGTTAGATCGTTTGCAAGCGCAGATGCAGTAAGTGATTTTTTTGGGCCTTCATCTACCGAATATTCACTCTCACAGGTTTATTTCCTTGGCTTTGATAATTCAACAATTAAACCAGGCACTTTGTTTTTTGCTCCTTATGTTGATGCAAATAGAGCCGCATGGATTCAATCGGGTTCGTTGGCAAGTTTGGGGCTTACTGGATTGCAAGCACTTTCTGGCACATTGATTTTGACTGTTGACGGAACTCTTGCAACTTCTTCGTCAATTAGCCTTGCAACTGCAACAAGTTTTTCCGATGCTGCCACAAAGATTACCGCAGGGTTTACCGGTCAAGTGACTTGTACTTGGAATGCTGTAAACAGCACCTTTACGTTGACATCAGCCACAACTGGCGCATTGTCTAGTGTAACTTATGCAACTGGTACACTTTCCACGGGGCTGAAATTTACATCTGCTACAGGTGCTATACTTTCGCAGGGTGCTGTCGCAAATACACCAGCAACGGCAATGGATATGCTAAAATCCAAAACCCAGAATTGGGTTGACTTTATGACCCTGTTTGAACCGGATATTGATGACAAAACAGCTTTTGCAGTTTGGACAAATGCACAAAATCAGCGTTATGCTTATATTGTATGGGACACTGATGCACAGGCCATAGTTAATGGCTCTACTGCTTGTTTTGGTGCCGTTGCTAAAGCCGCTGAATATGATGGAGTTGTGCCGGTTTATAATACTGCCAATCTTGCGGCCTTTGTTCTTGGTAGCGTAGCATCAATTGATTTTAGCCGAGTGAATGGGCGTATCACAACTGCGTTTAAATCACAATCAGGTTTTATTCCAACTGTAACTGATGAACAGATTGCCGCAAATCTTCTTGCAAATGGGTATAGCTTTTATGGTTCTTATGCAACTGCAAATGATACATTCAATTTCTTTTATAATGGACAGATGACAGGTCGTTGGTTGTGGCTTGATACTTTTGTTGACCAGGTATATCTTAATTCACAGTTTCAGCTTGCATTGATGACTCTTGTTACAGGTGTAGGCGCTATTGCATACAATGAAAGTGGTTATGGTCTCATCAGGGCCGCAATGCTTGACCCGATTAATGCAGCGCTTAATTTTGGCAGTATTCGTACAGGCATCACAATGTCTGAACAGCAGAAAGCCGTTGTTAATCAGGCCGCAGGGCGTGATGTTTCAAGCATTATTGAACAGCAGGGATATTATTTGCAGATTCTTGACCCTGGCGCAATAGTCCGAGGTCAGCGCGGAACACCGATTGTCAATTTCTGGTTTACAGATGGCGGGGCAGTTCAAAAAATCACTGTTGCCTCAGTGGATATTATTTAAGGAGCGTATAAAATGAGCGATACCACGATTACCAGTGCTAACAGTGTTTTTACTTTGACTATTCCAAGCCTTTTCCCTGTACCAGTACAGCTACAGGGATATGCTGCAGATCGTGCTTTTACAACAGAAGCAACGCAGATGGCTGAAATTCAAATGGGTGTTGATGGTCGCATGACTGCTGGTTACACTCCTATGCCCGTTAAACAGACTATTACGCTTCAAGCTGATAGTCCTAGCAAGGATATTTTTACAATTCTTGTAACAGCCATGAAAACAGCAAGAGAGGTATTTTATCTTAATGGCAACATTTCCTTGCCTTCTACTGGTGAAACTTTTGCCATGACAAGGGGCATATTGGATACAGCAAAACAGGTGCCCGATGCACAAAAAGTGCTACAGCCACTTGATTATACAATCACATGGAAAAGGGTAGATCGTTCTATCCTGTAAAACCATACCGGATGCTAGGTTGATCACCGAAAAAGGCGCACTCTCCCGCCCCCGCATCCGGTCTTTTTGGAGACTTTGACACAGAGAGAGGTATCAATCATGGCAAGAAAAACCACAACACTTACAATTAATGATAAAGGTCGAGACAAGGGGAAAACTTTTGTATTGACTGAAATGCCTGTTTTTCAGGCCGAAAAATGGGCTTGTCGTGTTTTGTTGGCTCTTATGTCTGGTAATGTGGAGTTGCCTGACAATTTTGATCGTCTTGGTATGGCTGGACTAGCTGAAATAGGTATTAAAGCAATGTCTGGTTTGCGTTGGGAAGCTGCAGAACCTTTGCTTGATGAGATGTTGTCTTGCGTACAAGTAATGCCTGATAAAAGCAATCCTAACATTATACGCCCACTTGTAATTAGCGTAGATATTGAAGAACTATCAACAATAATCAAAATACGTTCTGAAATTTGGAAATTGCACACGGATTTTTTAAAAGCCGTCGCCCAATCAAACTCAGCCCAATAAGGCAGGCTGGCGGCATTATTAGAAATTATGCTGATTATATTAATGTACCTCCAACAATAGGTATGTTAATATCAAAAAAAGTTGCAACGCTGAATGAATTAAGCACTGTTTATGGCGTAGAAGATATGTACGATATGCTGGAAATAGTTATGGTAGATGACCACAATACAGCTTTGGCAAATCAGGAATAGACATGGCTACAATTATAGACGAACTTATTGTAAAATTTGGGCTTGACAATTCCGGTTTTGAAAAGAATCGGACTAAAGTTAATAAAGACCTGAAAGATACCGGTAAACAAGCCGAAGATGCTGGCAATAAATTTAAGGGACTTGCACAAGCCGCCGGTGCTTTCCTTGCTGTTATCGGCGGTTCTATGGCTATCCGTAGCTTTATCGAGCATACCATAACTGCAAACGCTTCCCTTGACCGTCTATCAAAAAACCTTAATGTAAACGCTAATGAAATATCTGCATGGTCAAATGCCGCTGAACAGGCTGGCGGCTCTGCTTCTGGTTTGCAAGGCACGATGGATATGCTCAGCAAGTCTCAAACTGAGTTAATGCTAACTGGTCAATCTGGATTAATTCCTTTCTTCTCCGCTCTTGGTTTATCTCTCGCTGATACTTCCGGCAAAGCTCGCCCTGTAAATGATTTGTTGCTTGATCTTTCCGGTAAATTCAGTGGGATGGATAGAACAACGGCTAACAACATGGGCCGGATGATGGGGATAGACCAAGGTACCATGAATCTATTGCTCAAAGGTCGTCAAGAAATTGAAATGACCATAAAGCGACAGAAGGAATATGGAGCTGTAACAAAGAAACAAGCCGAGGAATCAAGCCGGTTGCAAAAGGCAATGATTGAGACAAAACAGACTTTTTCCGCATTTGCAAGGGAACTGTTATCGTCTGCTTTGCCAGTTATTGAAAAGCTTGTCAAAATGTTTTCTGATTTTGGAAACTGGATAAGAGAAAATCAAGAGTTTGTTAAAACATTTCTTTCTATTTTAGCTGTAGGGCTTGCCGCTGTTGCCGCCGCAACCAGGCCTATTAATCTTGCCGCAGCCGCCGTCCTGGGGCTTGCTGCTGCCATTGCCGCATTGAAACAAGATTATGACACATGGAAACGTGGCGGAGAGTCGCTGATTGATTGGAAAAAGTGGGAACCTGGCATAATGAAGGCTGGTTATGCTATCCGATGGTTGCGTGATTTGCTTGGTGATGTAATTTACAGAACCATTGCCGCTGCTGATATTGTGGAAGGTGTGCAAACAGGTAATTTTAAACAAGTCAAGGCCGCATTTCAGGAGTTTAAAAAAGGCAATGGACAGAAATATGGCAAAGAAGAATTGCCAACTGTATTTACGCCTTCTACTGGTGGTGGTGCTGGTTCCAGAATAGGTGCAGATAGATCACAAGAGGCAATAGCTTATTTTAGAAGTCAAGGATGGTCAACAGAACAGGCAGTAGGGATAGCCGCCAATCTTCAACATGAATCTCAATATAATCCAAGGGCTGTAGGTGATTATGGTCAGGCGTATGGAATTGCACAATGGCATCCTGACCGACAAGCTAATTTTGCCAGATTATTTGGCAAATCAATCAAACAATCAACATTTGAAGAACAACTTGCTTTTATTCAATATGAATTGACAAGAGGTGGCGAACAACGCGCTGGTAATATGTTGCGAAATACTACAAGTGCTAAAGATGCCGCCGCTATTGTATCAACAGAATATGAACGCCCTAAATATACCAATAGAGAAGCATCCAGAAGGGGCGCACTTGCTCAATCAATGATGGCAGGTATTCCGAACGCTTCAAATATGGCTATTGGAGCTGGAGCAATGGCAAATGTTCCCTCTGTTAATAACACAAAAATAGATACTCATATTGGAGAAATTAAGGTATATTCAGCCGCAACCGATGCCGACGGTATAGCGAAGGATATGGGCAAATCAATGAATGTATTGTTTGCAAATCAAGGCAATTACGGATTATTTTAATGGCTAATGGCATACCACAACTACCTAAATCTGCAAGTATTCCACCAGTTATTAAATTAGCCGCTGGAATATTGCAAAGTGCTTTAGTCGGAGCATATTTAAGCCGAACTAAGTGGGGCATTTTTGACCAAAAAGGGAAAGCGCTTGGAGATCAGGCCAAGATTTCAAATGGATGGCTTGGCAAAATAGGCGCATCATTATCAAATGACTTGGGACTCGGTACCACGACATCGACAAGTTCTGTTGATTATTCCAAAGAAATGAAAGTTAGTGATTTTCCCATTGAAAAGGGAAGTTTTGCTAGTTATAACAAAGTTGAATTACCAGCTACACCGATTGTTACTCTTGCTTTTACTGGTAAAGAAAAGGAACGAACAATATTTTTGCAAGACATTGATAATGCCTGTAAATCCAATTTTCTTTATAATGTTGTAACACCAGAAGTAACATATAAGAATTACAGCATAGAACGATATGCTTATCAGCGCCGTCATGACCGTGGAGCAACTTTATTACTTGTTGAGATATCTTTAAAAGAGATTAGACAAGTTTCAGTACAATATATCAAAACAAGTAAGACACCGATAAAAACAGCGAAGAATCCAGCCGCTACACCGTCCGCTGATAATGGCAATAATCAGGCCCAAGATCCACAGCAATCAACGCTTAAAAAGGTATTTGGAAGGTAATTAAAAATGCTTGAAATACCATTACAACAAATCCCCTCACAAATTACAAAAGTCGTACTTGGCAACCAGAATTGCCAGATATTTATTTATGCCAAATCACAAGGCGTATTTGTTGACATAAGTGTTGATGATACTGATATTGTCAACTGTGTAATTGCAAGAAACATGGTACCGATTGTATGTCGTGAATATGTAGGTTTTGATGGTAATTTAATGTTTGTGGATAATCAAGGCAATGATGACCCATTGTATACCGGTATTGGTTCCAGATGGTCATTAGTTTATTTAACGGCGGCTGAATATGCCGAGTTTTGATAACATAAAGAAATTAAGATTTATTATTACCTTGGGAACTGGCACATTTGGTTCACAGGATAATGACAAAGTAATCATAGAAGGTTTTAGATCATCAATATCTATTGATAAAGCTGGTGGTATGCAGATGTCTACCTTAACTGCTAAAATCAATGGTATTAGTCAACAAGATATAAATTCTATTACTACGGTTACATGGCAACCGTTGGTTGAAATTAAAAATACAATTGAAGTAATTGCTATAGATGGCACTATTGAAACAAAAGTATTTTCTGGTGATATTATAAATGCATGGGGTGATTACCAAGCGATGCCTGATGTGTTTTTATATATACAAGCACAGGCCGCATATTATAACCAAATGAAACCAATGAACCCAAAAAGTTTTAAAGGTGTTTCAGATGTATCATCTGTAATGGCTCAAATCGCATCGGAAATGGGATATACATTTGAAAATAATGGTGTGGATGGGAAAATAAGTAATTTATATCTAGCTAATACAGGGATGGAACAAGCGAAAGAATTAGCTAGAATTGCTAAATGTGATTTATATTTAGATGATACAGTTCTAGCAATAACACCAATAAATGTACCTCGCGGCGCAATTATACCATTGATAAGTAGAGATAGTGGATTAATTGGTTATCCGACATTTGATGGTACAGGTATAAATTGTCAAATATTATTTAATCCAGCCGTTGTATTTGGCGGGGCTGTTAAACTTAAAACAGATATTGCTAGAGCCGCTGGGGAATGGATAGTGACATCATTATCTTATCGGCTGGAAAGTGAACGCCCTGGCGGTGCATGGTTTGCACAAATAAGAGGGACAAAAAGTGGCCTTGCCATCACAAAATAATACAGTATCAGTCGGGCAACGCAAGCCAAGCACGACATGGGGCGAATACAATAATATTGCATTTACCATTATGCAAATGATGGCTAAAATGCAAACAGCTACATTAGTACAGATTGTGTCATGTACTAATTCAGGTGGTATTGACGAGCCTGTCGGCTTTGTGGATGTATTGCCATTAGTAAATCAAATAGATGGTTTAGGTAATGCGACTCCGCATACAACTATATTTAATTTACCATATTTTCGTATGCAAGGCGGTAAAAATGCTGTAATAATTGACCCCGAAATAGGCGATATTGGCATATGTGTTTTTGCCAATAGAGACATTTCAAAGATTAAATCAACAAAAAAACAAGGGAATCCTGATAGTTATAGACAGTTTAGTTTTTCCGATGGTCTTTATATTGGCGGAGTGTTAAATGCAATACCAGAACAATATGTTCAATTTAATTCAACAGGTATTAATATTGTTTCAAAAGGGGTATTGGATTTAACAGCGGAATCTGTTAGTATCACAGCGGATAATTTTAATGTGGCATCAACAACATTTACACATAATGGTGTAAACATTGGCGCAAATCATCATCACAGTGGAGTGCAAACAGGCACAGGGAATACTGGTGGCCCCTCATGAGTAGATTTGACACTATATATCTTGCCCCTGATACTTGGGATTTTACCATTGACAGTGGCAATAATATAGCAATGGCACAGCCTGAATATTCATTAGCGCAAGATGTGGCAAGCGCAGTAATGTTGTTTATTAATGAATTGTGGTATGATACAGAAAAAGGCATACCATATTTTAAAAATGTTTTAGGGCAATTCCCACCATTTTCATTGATAATTTCATATATTGAAAATGCGGCTTTAACAGTGCCAGGGGTTGTTACTGCTCAATGTATTATATCAGAATTTAGCAATAGAGCCATAACCGGTCAAATTCTTTTTATTGATGAGGTAGGTACAGAAAATGGAGTATCTTTTTAAATATAAAGGATGCAAATAAATGACTTATGTGTCTAGTGTCCCCAAAATAGAGTTTACCGCCGCAGGTCTTGTTATCCCACAAGAAGCTGATATTTTAACCGGTGTTCAAGATGATTATAATGCCGCATTTGGAGGTAATCTTAATCCAGCACTAGAAACCCCACAAGGACAACTTGCATCGAGTCATACTGCGGTTATAGCTGATAAAAATGCCGAATTTGCTTATATTGTTAATCAGATAGACCCGCAATATGCAGATGGACGTTTTCAGGATGCAATAGGCCGCATTTATTTTCTTACACGTAAACCCGCAACATCAACAACAGTTACAGTTAATGTGATCGGAGTAAATGGTGCTACTATTCCAGAAGGTGCGTTTGCACAAGATACCAATGGCAATACTTATGCTTGTACCGGAGCTGTAACAATAGGCTCAACAGGAACAGCAACGGCAATATTTGATAACGTAGACACTGGCCCCATTCCATGCGCGGCTGGTACGCTTACACAGATATATCAAGCAATTTCGGGATGGGATGCAATTACTAATCCGGCTGATGGTATATTGGGAACAAATGCAGAAAGTCGAGCAGACTTTGAATATAGACGGCAAAATTCTGTTTTTACTAATGCCAATGGTTCATTGGGTGCTGTTTATGCTGCCGTTTTTAATATCACCGATGTTGATGATGTTTATGCAACGGAAAATGTAACCGATGCCCCTATCCTGGTTGGGTCAACAAATTATTCACTTTTGCCTCATTCTGTTTATATTGCGGTTGTAGGCGGGGTTAATAGTGATATTGCTCAAACCATTTGGACTAAGATTAATACGGGTTGTAATTATAATGGGAATACTTCTGTTGTGGTTACGGATACGAGTTATACATCTCCGCATCCGTCATATACTATTAAGTTCAATCGTCCAAGTATGCTGCCGGTATTATTTGCGGTTAGTATCGTTTCTAGTCCATCATTACCTTCTGACATTGTAGACCAGATAAAAGCCGCTATAATTAGCCGGTTTAATGGTCAGGATGGGACATCAAGAGAAAGGATAGCCGGGATTATTTATGCTTCCAGATATTATTCCGCAGTTGCTTCCCTTGGTAATATTGCCATTATTTCAATTTTGATCGGGACTATAACACCTATATTGCCTAGTATAAATATAGGTATTGATCAAATGCCAACATTGACAGAATCAGATATTGCGGTAACATTGGTATGATTAATGTTGATGAAACAATTATTAGTCAATATTGCTCAAGCCCTATACTTGTACAACTAATTAAAAATATGGACACATATATTGACCCAAGGGTCGATATTAATAATTTTTATAATTTTGTCTGGAATGTTGACACTGCCCAGGGATTTGGCCTTGATATTTGGGGCCGAATTGTTGGAGTAGAAAGGACTTTAAATATACCAAATGCCGATTTATATTTTGGTTATAATGAAGCATTACCTGGTTCATATTGTTTTGATGAACAATCTTTTAGGGATGGTGATACATCTACTAATACTTTTACATTGGCAGATGATGCCTATAGGCGCTTGATTTTAATTAAAGCTCTTGCTAATATTACGGACACAACATCTACTGCATTAAATCAATTATTGCAAAATTTATTTTCAGATCGTGGGCGTTGTTATGTAAATGATTTAGGTAATATGCAAATGAGATATACATTTGAATTTTTACTTACTTCTTTTGAATTGGCTATTATGTTAAATGCTGGCATAATTCCCAAACCGATTGGCGTTCAAACCTTATTAATTAATTTGGAATTGCCTGTATTTGGTTTTTCAGAAGCTGGTATCGTAACATCTGCCCCATTTGGTCAAGGCACATTTAGAATGGAGAACTCAAGTTATGTCATTAGTTAAACCAGATCAAATAACATTACCATTTGCCGCTAGTGGAAATAAAAACACTATTCCAATTGCATCACAAATAGGAATTACTGGCGGGGCGGCATCTTATACTGATGGTTTTCCTCCTTTAACAATGACACCCGTTGCCGCTGGCGGTATACCTCCATCTGGAAAAGACATGAATGGTGTTATATACGAATTATCTAATATTATTCGATGGCTTAATGCTGGTGGTGGATTTGAATATGATTCAATTTTTGCTAATGATTCAAATGTTGATGGTTATCCATTGGGCGCAAAAGTTAAGCGCACCGATGGTACTGGTTATTGGTTAAATACTATTGCGGGGAATAAAGTTGACCCTGAGACATCTGGTGCGGCGGCGGCGGGTTGGGTACCAGATTTTACAAATGGTATTGCAACAATAGCTATGTCAAGTTCAAATGTGACATTAACTCCTGCTGAATATGGCAAGCCAATTATAGCATTAACTGGTACAATAACTGCAAATTTAAATTTAATTTTTCCAGCTATTGCCGAAGATTGGATTGTTATCAATAAGACTTCTGGCGCTTTTACTATTACTTGCAAAACCGTTTCTGGTGTTGGAGTTATTGCGCAATCAAATGCCAATTCTATAATATGTGATGGTATAGATTTTCAAGCTGTATCTGGAACATTTAATGGCAGATTATTATCTGTTACAGATATAATTGCAAGTGGAAGTTATGCTAAAAATTCTGCAAGCTCATTTATAATAGTTGAAGCATGGGGCGGTGGCGGTGGCGGTGGTGGTGTTTCTGTCGCTACAGCCGGTTGCGGTGGTGGTGGTGCTGGTGGTTATACGCGCAAAAAGATTTTAACATCTGCTTTATCTGCTACTGAAATAGTAACTATAGGAAATTTGGGTGGTGGCGGTACTACTTCTGGTACAAATGGAGTAACAGGCGGGACTACTTCATTTGGTGCATTTTGTTCTGCTACGGGCGGGGCTGGTGGCGTTGGTGCCACAACATCAAACGCAACTGCTGGCGGGGCTGGTGGGTCTGGTTCTGGTGGTGATATCAATCTAACTGGACAATGTGGTTTCCCTGGTTCAGGTGCAACTGGATTACCGTATTCATTTGGTGGTGTTGGCGGCACAACCACATTGGGAGGTAATGGTATTGCACCAGCTGGGGCTACTGGTGCAGGTAGTAATGCTGTTGCTAATTCTGGTTCGGGTGGTGGTGGCGCTGTAGGTACTACCGCAAATGCTGGTGGTAATGGTGGAACTGGGCGAATTAGAGTATGGGAATATTCTTGATTGAAAGGAATTAATAATGATTAAAGCTAGAATTGAAAATAATATTGTAAAAGAAATTCTCGATGCTACACCATTCCCACCATTCCATGAATCGTTGACATGGATTGAATGCAATAAAAATGTTCAAATTGGGTGGCAGTATAAAAATGGCATATTTTCCGCTATAGAATCTAATGAATCTGAATTGTTAGATAAAAAAATTACAAACATTAAAATACAAATCGCTGAATTAGAAAATAAATGCAATAGAGCATTACGAGATATTGCTTTAAATAATGGCGATATTATTGGCAATGATGGCAAAACTTCAAAACAACATCTGGCTGATTATGATAATCAAATAAGTGTTTTGCGCCTTGAATTGCAATCATTATAATATGTTTTATTTGTATAAATTTTAATATTTTGCAAATATTTTATAAATAACGAGACTATTAATGGTTGATGAATTAGAAAAACGTGTAAATGCTCTTGAGCGGTCACTTGATAGATTGGCTGGTACTATGGAACATTTAGCCGAAGATATCCATGACATGAAGGGTATGATGCGTCAAGCACTCGATCAATCATTAACCATTAGTACGATGAAAAAAGAAATGGAAACACTTTGGAAGAAAGTTGACATTTGCATTAATTTAAAAGAAGATTTTGCGGTACTTCAATCTGAACATGAAGTATGTACTCCGAAAATAGAAAAGCTCAATGGTTGTGCCGGTGTTAATGAACATAGGATTAAAACCCTAGAAGATAAAATTAACAGTGCTAATGCTTTTGTTAATGGGCGAGTGGCTAGTTTAACCGACAAAGTAATATGGGTTGGTGTTGGTGTGATAGCTTTTATTGCCGTTTTTCTTGCCGCAAAAGGAATCAAGTGAAAAAGATCCATCCCGCCACATACTTGGGCCTAGTCATTACCATATTGTTGATTTTAAGCAATTTCGTTGCTATGCAGGGATTTAAAAGCATGAATGACCGCAGAACAACATTGATTGATTTATATCAATTACGTTCTGATATTATGCAAACTGACTTAGCCATTTGCAATGCCTCGATAGCCAATAGCCTGCCGGTAAGAGAATCCGAAATTGGAAAAATGACAGAAAACAGAGATAGTGCTAATATAGCCTATGACCGACTTAATTCTTCTGATTTAAGTTGTGCCTCTGCTGATATATTTAAGGCAATGAAAGAAGATAGACCAAAATATATTATTGCCCAGATTAAAGTAGTAGATTCAATTAGGAAAATTAAAACTCCGAATGCTGATGATTTGATATATTACCAGGCTTTGATGGATAGATATGTTCATCGGGTTGACGCCATGATTAAGCTGGAAACAGAATCCACGTATTTAACCCACAATCATGTTCAATCTGCAATGGCGGCTGTACTAGCAATATCGCTTATTATTACGTCCTGGGTGTTGTGGCGCATGTTCAGATAAGATATTAAAGGAGCTGTTAAACATGAGTAGAATAATTGATTACATTATAATCCATGAAGCTGACTGTCCTTTGCATAAACCATCTGGCGCAGAGTTTACCATAAAAGATATTGACCAGTGGCATAAGGAACGAGGTTTCAAGCGTCAACCAGAATGGATTAGGGCATTTAATTCTGATTTAAAAGCTGTTGGTTATCATTTTGTGATTAATATAACCGGCACAATAAGCACTGGCCGTCACGTTGAAGAAATTCCAGCCGCTTGCCAGGGTAACAACCATGATTCAATCAATATTTGCCTAATCGGTAAAGGGAAATATACCAGTGAACAGTGGACTTCACTGGCCGTGATAGTTAAGGATTTATGTATAAAATATCCGAACGCTAAAATCAAAGGGCATTACGAAATGCCGACAGGTAAAGCTCAAGGCAAAACGTGTCCAGATTTTCCCGTTTCTGAATGGGTAACTAATGGAATGCAACCAATACCAGAGCATACAACATGAGAAATTTACAGCATTGCTACAAGTGCCATAGCAAAGGCCAAAAATGCCAGTGGTGCCAAACAGGGATATGCAAGGAGGATGAAAATGCTTGATATGTTCAAAGACGATGTGACGAAACAATTTTCTTTCGGCAGAATTTCGGCGGCAATCGTGCTGGTGTTCCAGATCGGCTACGCTGGCTATATCGTATTCACGACAAAGACGATGCCCGACCTCCAGCCTGGGTGGGCGGGGTTAATATTGGTGGCTTATGGCATTAATAAGATGGCGTCTGCTTTTTCGCCGACACAACCAGGAGACGCTATGCCATGAGTCTTGCTATTTTATGGGAAAACCGCAAATTGATAGCTGGCGGGATCGTGTTTGCCGTGTGTGGGCTTGTAGTCTATTGGTATGGCTACCATATACCTGACGAGCTAAAAATGGCTGAAAACAAGATTACGGAGCAGGGTAAAACCATTAAGTCCGCAGAGGGTACGGTTAAATTGCAGGAGGTGACACAAAATGAACAGAGAACCATTGATAAAAGAACTTTTCAGGCTATCAGCGCAAGGCATAGTAAATATTTGCCTCGGAATAGCGTTGTTGTCCGCGGCGGGGTGCGTTAAATGTGTGCCTTGTATTAGACCTGTATTAACCGCTGTAATGGAACCAATTATGGAAGAGGTCTTTACTAATGCACAAGGTGGATTAGATGAAGAGAATACGCAAAAGGTTTTGGATGATCTTGATTTATATGCCGGTGCGCTAAACAAATGCAATGTAGTAATTGAAAATTATAACGAATCTATAAAAACGAATGAATCCGTCAAAATAAATTATTAGTTACTGCGTGTATCTCCTTCACCGCAGGATTGCCCCTTTAAAAATAGAGGGGTTTTTTTGTGCCTGAAATATTTATTTAAATTATTTTCAAATTATTTGTTGACATTGGAAAAAATAAGTTTATAGTTAAAACATCAACAGCGACAAAAAGGGGCGGCAAATGGCAAAGCAAAAAACACTAACAGAAGAAAAAAATAGAATGATTGCTAAATGGCATTACTACCAAAAATCAAATGGTAAAATAGATTGCATGTTTAATCGAAAAACAATGTAATCACTTTATGGAAGCCAGGCTGGTTTTGCTCTCAGTTATTTACGCAAAATACACAATGTTCAATTACTACCAGTCAATTAATATTTAAGCCGCCGCCCTCCGGCAATAGAGGGCAAAGGAGATATAAAATGGCAAAAGCAAAAGCGAAACAACTGGTTTCTGATACACCAACAATAACAGCTTATAAGGCATTTGACAAAGACATGAAGTGCCGGGGGTTTCAGTATGAGGTAGGCAAAACTTACGAGCATATAGGCAAAGTAGAAGCATGCAAAAGCGGTTTCCATTCTTGCGAAAATCCACTTGATGTACTGAATTATTATGATCTATGTGATAGTAAATTTGCACAAGTAAATATTGATGGTAAAATATGTAGGCATGATAGTGATTCAAAAATTGCATCTGGTAGAATTACTATTGAAGCAGAGTTAAAGTTACCCGAGTTTATTTCCGATTCAATTAAATATTTTTTTAATTTTTGTAATAATACTAAAATAGATAATAAAGATTACAGCAAACTTGCCGCATCTAAGTATTCCAGCCAACTTGCCGCATCTGGGTATTCCAGCCAACTTACCGCATCTGGGGATTACAGCCAACTTGCCGCATCTGGAAATTACAGCCAACTTGCCGCATCTGGGTATTCCAGCCAACTTGCCGCATCTGGGGATTACAGCCAACTTGCCGCATCTGGGG